CTAATTGCTTGTGCTTTTTTGAGCAATTAATTTTTTATATTTGTCGAATAGCTCATCTTCCGTCTCCACATGCTGCGGATCTTTAGGAATACAGTCCACTGGACAAAATAACTGACATTGCGGCTGGTCATGATGACCAACGCATTCAGTGCATAAATCTGGATGAATTTCATAAATCACTTCACCCATGAAAATAGCTTCATTTGGGCAAACTGGTTCACAAACATCACAGTTTATGCATTCATCGGTAATATATAACGACACTTTACCAACCTTGTTGATGTTTACGTTCAAAGGCCTCAACCACAGCTTGCGGAACAAACTTGGTTACATCCCCTTTTAAACGAGCAATTTCCCGAATTAATGTCGAAGAAATAAATGAATACTGCTCAGATGGTGTTAAAAATACTGCTTCAAAATGTGGGTCAAGTTGACGGTTCATATTGGCAAGTTGAAATTCATATTCAAAATCAGAAACTGCTCTTAAACCACGAAGTACTGCTGTTGCCTTTTGCTCTTTGAAAAAATTAACTAGTAAACCATCAAAGCCTACAAATTCAACATTTGATAAATGGCTGAGTGATGTTTGGGCCAGTTCAACTCTCTCTTCTAGACTGAACAAAGGATTTTTATGATGTCCAATTGCAATTGCTACTACAACCTCATCAAACATTCTTGATGCTCTAGTAACTAAATCAACGTGTCCATTCGTGATGGGGTCAAATGTTCCAGGATAAATTACACGCGTTTTAGACATCCGCTAGTACTCTAATTGTATTGTGAACCTATTTTAGCAAAAGTTATACATGAGGCGAAATATTGACGTGCAGGAAAAACTTCACCTTAGCATCAGTTTACGGCACAATAGGCATAATTGTGGAAGTTTGAATTATGGCGAAAGCAACAGTAGTAAAGAATAATAAGTGTCGATGTTTATTTTAATTCTCTATAGTTCCTTTTTTAAAGCTAAGTTTTTGAATTATAAAAGTTGTTGTTCTTATTAGTTCCTTATAGTTTGTTTACATCCTCCAAAAAAACGGGTAATAATGCGGGTAACGAACTAGTTACTCTTACCTCATGGCCTCTGTAAAACTTTCCGACCTAAAGATTAAAGCACTAAAACCTAAAGAAAAAGTCTACAGAATATTGGATGCAGATAGACTTTACATAGAAGTTCGTCCATCTGGTACAAAAGTTTGGCGGTTTAAGTTTGTTTTTAATGGTAAAGAATCTTCTATGAGTCTTGGCGAATACCCGGCTATTACTTTGGCAGACGCTAGAATCTTAAAGGATGAAATGCGAGCAAAATTAGCCAAAGGCATACATCCAGTAGAAGACAGACAAAATAATAAGGCCAAGGCATTAGAAGAAGGAAAAAATACATTCAACGCTATTGCAGCCGAATTTAAAGAAAAACGTATGACGTTGAAGTCTGAAATTTATCAAGAGAAGTTCGATACTGCTTTAGAAAAAGATATATGCCCAGTTATTGGCAAAAAAAATATTAAAGATGTGACTGCGGCTGACGTATTGAAGATTTTAAATAATACGATTAATCGTGTTACTAAAGAAACCAATGGAAAAATGACAGGTGAATCTGCCGCTTTACAAAATCGAAGATTTATTGGTGCTGTAACCCGTTATGCAATTGCCACATTGCGACTAGAGAATGACCCGACTTATGCTGTACGCGATGTTATCAAGCGACCTCGTGTAAAACATGCAAGAGCCTTAACTAAAGAAGAAAGAAAAAAGGCAAGAACTCAATTGCCTAAATACAATGGAACAGAGACTGTTAAGAATGCTGGCTTCATTCTCTTATATACAATGCTTCGGGCAATTGAAATTAGAAAAATGCAATGGAAATGGGTCGAGTTTGATACAAGACTTATTAGATTTCCAGAAGAGGCAATGAAAAAATCCAGAATCCATATTCTCCCTATATCTGACCAAGTTTATGAAGTTCTTAAACGCCAATATACTATTTCTGGTGATAGCGAATTAGTTTTCCCTGCTATTTTCAGTAAGAAAAATGATGGCATGTTAGCTAAAGAAACGCTTAACAGTATGCTTGAATATATTGGCTTAAAAGGCGTGACCACTCATGATTTTAGGGCTACAGCTTCTACCCTGCTATATGAAAAGGGCTATGAGGAAGCTTGGGTAGAAAAACAGCTTGCTCATGCTGAATCTAACAAAACCAAAGCATCTTATGACCATTCGCAGCACTTAGAGGCTAGACGGAAAATGATGCAAGACTGGGCTGATATTGTAGATAGCTGGAAAGACTAAAAACTTTGCTTCTTATCAAAGGTCCATCTTTTGCCATTGTAAGTCACAGTGCCATCCAAATTAATTGGCAACTCTTTTAATGAGTAGTCATAGATTTTAAGAACATTCCCATTCTTATCTAAATCAGCTGGCAGATTGCAAGTATTCTCCATCCTGCCCGCTTCCGAAACCATGATCATGACTTGCGACATTACAAAGCCCTTACACAAATCGAGACATTCACATTACTATTAATAGTGTGAGCTGTGCAACCTGAGAAGATTAAACACAGCAATGTGATGATTGATGCAACTTTGGTACGTTTGCACATAACGACTTTATGCGATCCGGTTATTGATCCAGCCATAAAAGAATTGCTCTTGCTTGGGATTGCGTTCACAGATTTCGATATAGCGCTGACCTTGCATGATATTAAGGACACGAACTAATACCTTTTCACCTTCTTTGCCCCGCTTGGCTAAAAATGTTTTAAGTGCACTTAAAGTAGCTGGACCATAAACCCCATCTACTGATAAGTCAGACCAGCCCGCTTTACCCTGATTGTTTAGCAAGTTCAATGCACGTTGCAATAGAGGCTTTGCGAATCCAGTACCACAGTTCACACCAGTATCTAATAGTTCTTCGGCCACGACCGGACTAATAACATTTATTTGGTCGAAACGTGGTGATAACCAATATTGCTTTTTATAAATTGCCTTTGCGGTTTCGAGTGGCAAATCTCGCATGTTGCCCTTAAACCCATTCGCACGTGCAACTGCTTCGGTAATTCCGTATTTTGTTGCGCCACCACGATCAGCAGGATTATTTACATATCCACCTTCACGCTTAATTAACTCATCAAGATATTGATCAATTTTCATTTTGCTCACTTTCCTTTTTTTGCTTGTCACTAGAACCAAAATAGAAAGCCACTACAGTTCCAGACCAACCAAGAATCGCACCTAGTGCTACATTGATTAAATCTCGGTTTTTCTCTGGCATCTCAATAAAGAAAAGACCAACCACACAGAAAAAAGAGATTGCTATAGCTGCAAATGCCAAATATGTACGTGTGTTCTCACCATTCATGGAGCGCCCCTAAATGCAATTTTTGATTCAATGACAGCTACCTTCTGATTGGTATCTGAAATGCGTTGATGCATGGCTTGGTTATTTGAAACAATCCAAGTGCAAAAGGTAATCATCCCAGTCAGCGCAAACCCGCCAAAGAACTTAAGGAAAGTAATAGCACCTTCTGTTTTTTGAGCGCCCGACTCTAGTTTCTCAATTTTTCTTGCGTTCTCTTCACTTTGGGCTTTCTGGTGCTCATTAATAGCTTTTAACTGAATTAAGCTCTCTGATAGTGACTTAACCTCTTGCCGAATATCATCCACTTTCTTTTCTAAGCGGATACCATAACTTTCTGTATCTGACATGCCTTCCCCCTAATTCCGGCAATAAAAAAAGCACCTTAGGGTGCTTTGTATGGTTGATAAATTGATCATTACGGACCAATTTATTTTTTTCAACGTTGCTAAAATTTAAATATCTCGTTCGAAAATCTTTCTCCCGTTGTAAAGTTTTGTTGTAAAATAATACTTTTTGAAAAAAGTAAAAATGCAAGAAATAACATTAACTTCAATAGTTCTGACAATTTGTCTGTCTGTCTGCGTTTTTCTAGCAACACTGTGCTTCAGAAAAGTTAGTAATAATCAATTATATGACTCTCTTGATAGATCATCGCCGCTAGATGCTATGCGTGGCATACTTGCGCTGAGTGTGATGACTCATCATTTTTACATAACATATATCTGGAAGACACAGGGCTTGTGGCAGAAACCAGCAAATCACTATTTAGATAATTTAGGAGCAGTTTCGGTATCACTATTCTTCCTAACCACTGGTTTTTTATTCCTGAATAAAATTAGAAAACCAAATATAGATTGGTCTGAACTTTATAAATCTCGGTTTAAAAGGATTGTCCCTTTATTTACATTTGTAGCTAGTATTGTAATAGCGATAACCTTTATAACCATTGAAAGATCCATAAATGATTCTGAATCTTTGAAATTCATCGCAAAGTGGCTTCTCTTTGTTGGTGGCGATATTGACTCATTTGACAGTAGAAAAATTATAGCTGGCGTGCACTGGTCTTTAGTATATGAGTGGGGTTTTTATTTAGCTCTACCATTTATTTTTGCGGTTTTGCATAAAAAACTACCCAATAAAATACTATTGGCCTTTCTATTGATACCTGTACTTTATATATTTCATATCACTCACACTAAACTATATTTACTTTTTGCTTTGTCTTACTTATCAATATTTTTTAAAGATAAGATTAAAGAACTTATAAATAGGTATCCAAAAGTTTTACCTGTAATAATTCTATTGCTATTGGTCTTCACTCTAATTTTTACAAGAGGATACTCAGTTATTCAGCAAATATTGCTTTCAATTATATTTGCCTTTATAGCAAATGGATTGGATTTAGGAATTCTAAAGAATAAAGGTTTAAAAGTCCTTGGAGATATAAGTTATAGCATTTATTTGGTACATGGAATTGTCCTATATACGCTATTTTCCATTTTCAATGTATTCGACTTTTCTAACAGCATATTTGAATTTATAACCTATTTCCCAATTGTCTTTGTGATAACTGTTTTTAGTTCGCTATTAACACACAAGTATATTGAAAAAAGATTTATCAAACCTATTCCCTCAATTAAGAAAGAAAATTTGCTACAGATGTAGAGTAAAAAACCCCCAAGTAATAACTTGGGGGTTTTCATTCAAGTAATAGGTAGTGGAGCTGTTAACAAATAAGCACTTTGGTTTTTCCAAAGTTCATTGGTGACAGCATCGCCGCCACGAGATAGCAAAATAATAATTTCATTATTTCTTATTGCATAATCAGTATTCAAAGCAATTTCTAACTTCTTCATATTGAACCTAGCAAGACAGAAATCTCTCGGAGAGTTTGGCGTAGTCACATCTATACAGCGAATGTGATTTTCACGTCCCATATTTACTGTTCGATATATTACATAGATCCTCCCTGTTTGCGAAACACAGATTAAAGGGCGTGAAAGCTCATTTGTCGTGACAGGACCAGATAAGTCATACTTAAATGTAAAATCACTGACTAACTCATTTCGCCAGATCGAACCATCGAACCAGATATGACAGAGTTGTGTTTTGTCGTTTACATCATACTGAGTGATTACAGTGTGATAGCAAGAGTTTAAATCACAACATCCTCCGTTTTGATTGACATATCCCGAGCCTTGGTTTGCTGTATAAATTCTTTCTGAATTCACATCATTCATCGGCAAGGTGTAAGTGGTTGCACCACTTGCACTTGTCCAAGTTAGACCCTTATCTGTAGATTTAGCGTAGAACATCCCGAAATTTGTATTAGCAGATGAAGATTGCGCACGATAACCCCAGCACAAATGCAAAGATCCATCATCACCAATACCAATAGATTGCTCATAAGGGCTAGATACAACTGAACTCGCTTGATCGATCAATTTAGTCTTTGCATTAAAGATTTTATTTACATCATCAAAAGTGGCTGTAAAGTAAGAACCGTCTCCTGAACTTCCCTCACGCCAAAACGCTTGAGTTGTCCCATCTGGGTAGCGCAAGAATCTTGGGTAAGTTATTGCAGTCGATGATGAAAAAGAGATTTTCGACCAGCTCTGGATATCATGAGGATTCTGACTAATCACACAACGACAAGTGTTGTTATGGTGGTTTCCAGCAATCAGAATATAACCATTTTTGGTTATACCCATTGAGAAGTTGTTGTGACCATCTGGAACATTAGGCGCAACAAGTGGATTAGTAGCAACATTCGCAAGGTTATAAGAAGACCAACTACCAAGTTTATATCGCTGTAAAACAATAGGGTTACGATTTTCATCAACTAATATTACATATTGATAGTCACCAAAACTCACAACATTGTTTTGCGTAAATGGCGCAAAATTATAACCATGGTCAGAAGAAGACTTAACCGGCAATTTTTCAAGTTCAGAGTCAACCAAAGTGATACTTGATACTTCACTATTTGCAATTGCCTCAGCTACATTAGACTCGATAGCACTTGCTGCAATCTCGGTAACTTTCTCTGTCGCAATGTCAGTGATTTTTTGCTCGATATTACTATCTAAGGCTTCATTGACTTTTTGTTGGACTGTATCATTAATCGAACCAACAACACTATTGACACTTTCTGCTAGCTGCTTAACTTCTGAGCCTAATAATGAAACATCACTATTAGATCCGTATTTCGGTGAAATCTTTGTAATTGTGAAGTGCTGAGTTAAATCATCATTTAAGCGTGCACGAACATATACATAACCGCTCTGTGTAGCAACACCCACTACTTCAGCAATTACGTTACTATTTCCAGTTGATGTATAAATTGCGAGGGCTGACTGATATACCTTATTTGCATCACATTGGGCAATATAAAGCATTTGTGAACCAGCAGTTGAATCGCCTACTCGTCCATTGTATTTAAAGACATCCCCTTTGTTGCAAGCAAAAAAGTAACTACGCCATGTTGGGTTATTTGTTGGAGCAATTACTCCACCTACATCAATAACAAAACCAATCTCATATTCATTAGAGTTTGACAGATCGATCGTATCCTCAGTGATTTGTTTTAAAGCTTCATAAGAAGCAACGCCTCCAGGAACATCGATTAAACTCAATCGAACGAAATTAGTTCTATATCTTTTTATTTTTGGAGGGAAGCCAACTCTTGCGCGAACATAGATATAACCGCTCTTAATTGCTGTGACAGTGGCAGTTTTCCAATTATAACTAATAGTATTTGTTAAAAATTTAGCCAAGTTGGAGAGTAATTTTTTATCACTATCCATTTGAGCAACAAATGATATTTCAACTCCATTTGTATTCCCCCCTGTTGTTGCTACAACCTCTAGTAAATCCCCTTTTTCTACTGGAATAAAATAGTTTCGCCAAGTCAAATCAGTGGTCGTTGATGTTGTGCCATCTGCATTGATAACGTATCCAGTTTCATAAGTTGAACCACTAAAATCAGTAGTATCAAACAGTGAAATAGCTGGGTTATATGCTGCCAAACCACCTTCACTATTTCTGCTCAGATCCATTAACGTTGGCGAAACAAAAATCTTTTCAGACTTAAGAATCTTGTATGTCATATCCGTTCTTATGCGGATTGCAATAAAGCCTGCTTGAGTAGCTGTAACGGTGTATGTAATCTGTTGTTGTGTACCTGTCGATGTGAACGAAAACAAAGTACTAATAATGGTTCGTTTAGTATCCAACTGAAATGCATATGCGGTTACTGTACCAGCGCTGCCCGGTCCAACTGTTGAAGTTACAGTAACTTGATCACCGGTTTTGACAGGGACATAGAACATTGAAGCTGAGGCAGCCACATCAAAATGCCCATCTGCATACATCGCATAACCAGAAAGACGTTCAGCTGTAGACGTAATGTCGATCACATCTTTGTTGTCAGTTGTAACGCGTTTTTGGAATTTCACCCAAGCGGTGCCCGACCAATAATAATCACCATTGTTCGCTGGGGTAGAAATATCATTATAAACTGTGGCGAGTTGTGTGCCTGCTGAAGGCGTGTATGCATCTAAGGCTGCTTTAGTGGCGAATCCTATTAACCCGCCAGCAGTTTGAAAAGTATTAACCGCCTTTGCGAGACTTGGATATGTGCGGCCCAAACGACTTGTAACATCTGTAAACTCATCGGCACTAGTGAACTCCTCTACTGTCCCCATGTCGACAATTGCGTTATCTACTTTGGTTTGTAAATCTGACATATTTTTTACACCCAATAAAAAAGCCCGCATAAAGCGGGCTTGTGGTTAATCTTGATTTATGGAATTAGGTTGTTGATGTAATCACTATCATTTGAGTAGTAACGCTCGTCATAGTTCACAGCAGTAATCTCACTTTCAAAAGTGGCACTTGGCGATTTTTCGGAAATGAGGTAAGCCTCACTATCTAATTCATTTGATAGTGTGATTGAGTAATTCGTGGCTGAAACTTTGCCATCTGAGCTAGTGATCAATGGCAGTATTGGCAAACGCTCTAAAACTAAGTGCTGTTCATCAACTCCTTGCGTAACCAGCATTGTTTCTACTGAGCCATTTGATAGCTGCAAATGAATTGTGTATGACTTTGTATCATCCAAATGAACAGGCTGTGAGATTTGGATGTTTTGACCAGTCCAAGCTTCAATTTCTCCAGATGTAAAACCACCCTCTACACCCAGCGGAACTAAAGTAGGGATAGAATCTTTCACTACTGCAATGCGATCATTAATAGTGACTAAATCGGCTTCACCGTATGCAGTAAATTGAATTGTCTCTCTTTGATACTTAATCCTGTTCCATGCTCGATGTGCCAAGAAATGCGCTTGAACTTTATTCGTAACACCTATCAAATCAATTTTCTTCGGATTGGTGATACCGTCATTCGGAAGCTTAATGGACTCTTCTGTGTAGTTTTCACTAGCATTACGCCACGTTGCTTCAACACCATCATATTGCTTGTCCTTGCCAAACCGCGTTGTCACAGTCTCAGATTGAGGCTTTTTGTTGCGGTGGTTAAACAAGATCGATGACGATGGATTCACCTTCTCAAATTGAAAATATATTTTTCCAGACGTTCTTCGTGCGTTACAAAAGACAGAAGATGCTATAGTTGCAAGGGTCTCTTCATATGACATGTTGTCATTATCAAACGTGTAGTTAAACTCAATAGCCTTAGAAGTTCCGAAATAGCTCTGGATCTGACTTTGAGTTGCATACAAGTCTTGAATATCGATGGTGTCTATTGATCTACGGCCAACATAATCATCTGTAGTAACGGCACAAACGATGTCAGCAAACTTGTTAGATGCAATACGCTCTACAGACTGAGTACCGGTTTCATAAGAATACACTTTGCGCGTAGCTAGCATATTTAACTCACGCTTTTTTACTCCAGATGTAATGTCATTCGTAACAGTAACTGTGCGAACTAAAGTTACGTCATCGTAAGAAAGCTTAGTTAAAGCCGTCATGATATAAACAGAATGCGCTTGAACTTCATCTACTACCGTACCCTTTGAAGAATGTACCGTTAGACGTCTTACGCGATATCTAAGACGGCTTGTAGATGGTAGTGTTGCTTTTAGCGTTAAACCAACTGGGCTTGCAATACTCTGAGGATTGCCAAAAAGGTTTTCAGAAATACTATATATCGAACCCGTAGGCGTACCAGTTGAATCTAGGAGTTGATATTCCATTTCCAGCTGAACACCAATAACTTCCTTATAGCCTTTCTCGCCAATATGATATAGGCCCTGTGGCGCATTGAAGTTAGCAAATATTTGGTCGCCTTCTGTGTCGGTTTCATACCACCCCAACCAATTCTCTTGAGAACCATATAAGCCAACCATATTGCCTGCTGTACTGCCCCAATTCTGAAGTTTCAACCAATCTGGATTGATGGCATCAGGCGCCGACAAGGTGATAGTTGTGCCTGAGTTAATATTGATTGTGTATGTTCCATCTAGGTCCATACTGTCGATGTTATCTGTGAGTGTGCCAGAAATAGAGCTAAGGGCCGCTTCTGTCATCTTCAAGAAATTCTGGTTAACAGCTTGCGGATTAACTAATGAGATCTCATAAACCCATGAACCAGCACTACCTGATTTAACAATATTACTTACTTCGTAAACCCCAGCTAAATCTAGAGTCCCCTCTACTGGATCGTCTATTAGTAACGCTTGGATCGTTAGGCCTTTGAAGTTTTGAGGCTGGTAAATATCTGTGCTTGTTGCGACTGTTAATACATAGTCAAGACCTATATCTACAGTGCCCGATAACAGTTGATCTTTAACCCCGTATTGAGCACCTTCAATAGAAATAGTTTCGCCATTTACGAAAGCTGTTGTAGCGACATTTATAACGTTTGGATAAGTAAAGGTGATTGTATTTTCAACAACACGCGCAGAGCTTGGATTTAAAAGCGTTTGCCCTGTAATGCTTCGGGATTGCTTACCAACTAGCGGAGCGTAATTCAAAACATCCCCATAGCGATACATTGGGTTAGTAGTATCTAGACTTTGATTCGGGTCATATACAGAAACCGATTCGCCATCAATCTGGTTGATTGAAGTTTCTCCCTCTTTCACATCTGATATTTCATAATAACCACGCCCCAAACACATCAAGCATTCTTCAATTTCAACATTGTTTTGAAAGTATCGAAGTGGTGGAGCAATAAGATCCGGGATAGCCAGAACTGTACCGTACGGATCAGGAATGCGACCACCAATACGTTGTGTATTTTCACGATTGCCAAGTTTATTGTTAGATGAAGATTTTTCTATACCTTTGTCCGCATCTGGCATAGTCAAAATTGTATAAATTGAGAATGCTAGAGATACCACAAGGGACACCACAGCAATAATTGTTGCTGGCTCACCTGCTTCACACACAACATCAAAGTCATGTTTTTTGGACAGCATTAATAGTGAAGCTTCATCTATCTTATTTGTAGGTGTTACATCATTGTGTGCACATGCTGGCTGCAAGTAGATTCGTGCTTGTGGGTGTTTTTTCTTTATATATTTAAATGCTTCAAGAACCCGATCAGTACGAACATGTAGTACATTGTCATGCCCGTCAACTGGATTGGTGAATATGCGTAATCGGCTCATAATAGCGAATCCGTTTGTAGAACTTCTTCAATACTTGAATGTTTAAATAGTGGACACCAAGCTCAGTCAGGTGCAAAACCCTGCCGCAATAAAAAAGCCCCACATGGGAGCTTTGATTTTGATTTGTCATCAAGACAATGGAGCCGTCAATTGGATGATCAATTCGCCTGTTTTTTACAACTGTATGACGCGAAGTTTTAAGTGTTTCATGCAGTGATCCAGTCAAACCAATAAACGAGCTTGAATAATCTTGATTAAAAAGATATTGAGCAGCTTCAAGCAAGAAGTGAACACAGTGATAGTGTTGCGGGTCATAGTGTCGATCTAGCAAGCAATCAATACTTTTCATTAAAAGAACCCTTTTAGACTTGGGAACATGTCAGTTGTATAAATACGACCAGTACCTACACTATTTAATCTTTGTGCCACAGCTTCAAATGTACAGGCTTGATAGTCCTGATTCATTGTTTCAACTTCTAGTCCATAAATAACATCAACCGGAGCAGTTAAATCACTCGACAAATAAGACCGATAAATTACTTGTGGCTTCTCTTCGCTATTTGCATCAAGAATAATCTTGATTAATTGCGGCACTATCTGCCCTAATTCCCCTATCGTTATGTTGATAGATTGGTCCAGATCATCAGAAGTCTTTCCTTTCTGGATAGCTAGTGGCATATACTCATAAACAGCTTGGGTCGAATCTTCATGAGTAACTGTTATGCCATTTGCATTGTTGGTCACATATCGGAGTGGGTTTGGCCATAAGCTATGCTTCACTTCAATACATTCAAGCAAAACAACTGATGGGCTAGAATCCAAATGAAATTCAGTAATATCACTCATAGGAATGGCTCCAAAGCATCAGGGGCCGCTTCATTTGCTAATATCTCAAATCGATTCATAACTGCCGGATTTAACCCTGCTTGCCATGCAGCAATAATATCTTCATCGACTGAAGGAGGCCGATTCAGTGGCTTAACCCAAATATCAAAAGAATACTTAACCATGTCCGCTTGACGATCAGATTCTTGTGGCCGTGAGCCCATCATAAATCTACATTCATGCTCTTCAAGCTTTGAACTGTCCGTTTTAAGGGACCATAACCAGTTCTCTGGGTTTCTTTGTTTAACTCGCCAAAATGCCCAGAAATAATCAATTTCATCAGCATTAGTACAAAACACAGAAACAGTGACCTGATGCACAGCGCCAATAAAATTCAGTCTCTGTCTAGGCATTCCAGAAGTTAGTGATTGCTCAAGTATGTTTTGACCATACAAAAAAGAATAGCCCGACAATTGCGGGCATAGCATAAACTTATCCATATGTACCTACTTTCTATTGCGAGGCGCTTGGAAGTTATTTGAAACAGACTTACTTAAGCGACTATTAGGGTTGCCAAATTGTGCAGGAACGTACTGATCAATTACTTCTTTAATAGTAACAACCAACTCACCATTTGAGCCTTTAGAGGTTTCTACTTTTCCAGAAGTGTAGTTATTAATAATTACGTCACCTGACCTGCCTTCTCCATTAATAAAACTGGTGAATGCTTGGTTGTCTTGAGGGTTAAGTACACGTTCACCCTTATTTAGAAGCCACGTTCCTTCCTCAGGAACACTCGCAATACCATCATGGGCCATCCCTGTTATTGTTTGTGCAGCAATCAAACCGACATTGGCATACCCTAGACCAAGTATCATATTTGAGTAAGCTACCTTCTGAGGTAACGTGAGCGCACTTGGATCTGCAAGGACTTGTGCTGCTGCCAAATGTGTCGATACCAAAGCGGAAGCTGCTGCGAACATTTGTTGCATTAAGAACATTGCTTTGTATGTAGCTGATTGCTCCCCAGCTCTGTCTTTAATCATCTGGGTCATATCACCCCAAACAGAGGAACTTTGGGAAAGTAATGCTCCATACATGCTTAAAGTGGCATTCTGTTGATCATCAGTAAGCTTACGAGCATTATCATGGTAATCAACATCTAGGGCTTTCATCCTCTCAATATGAGTAGCTTTAGCTTGCTCTAAAAGCTCATAGCGCTTTTGTACTTCTGTCGGGTCATCATAATCACGGTTGATTTGGTTAACATTATTTGTGTATGCATCCAGTTCGGCGTCCTTAGCCTTTCTTGAGGCAACATTCATGCTAGCAATATTGTATTCATGCCCTTGACCAAATCTTTGAGAGATTGAGGAAAGGGCAATAGCATCCTGAGCATCAGCCATTTGAGCTAAAAGGTCATTTTTGTACGAATCATATTTCTCACGTTGTGCTTGCTTGAATGCTGCAACATCACGCTCGTATGTTTCTTTGGCTTTGCTTAGGTAAAGGTTCATCTGTGATGGATTATTTGCAAAAGCTTCCTGAATCTTCTTTTTATCCTCTTCATACTTGAGTTTAATTTGAAGCTCTTTATCAGCATATTGCATGATGATAGATTGCTGAGCGTTCTCTATACGCTCTTGCTCCCGTTTCGCTTTTTCTAAAGCAGATTTATCATCTTTAGTTTTCTTGGCTTTTTCTTTTTTGGCGGTTGGGTTTAGCGCTTTGTTTTGCGCAAGACCCGAAGTTACCCCACCTTTAACACCTTTCGTCCACTCTAATTGTGCTTTACGGTTATTAATAATCGATTGAGTCAATTTGTCATAATTGCCCGCTTGATTAGTGACAATATTTGAAATTGAACCAAAGGCCTGTTTGCTGTTCTCAACTACACTTTTTGTAGTATCAACTAGGATTTTCCCATTGTTGTTGAAGCCATCTACAAGTGCTTGCCCCTTCTCTCTAAAGGTTGAAGCTGTCACAAAGTTTATTGCAGTTCGTCCAAAGTTATTTAAAACACTTAGCGCCCCGCCAATAATTTGAACTAAGGATTTAACACCAGCCGAAAGTGCAATAATAAATACAGACGCACCTTTAGCCGCTATGCCTACAGCTTCAACAATCCCCGAGAATTGACCACCCTTTCCAGAGCCTTCAAGAAAGTAACCGATAAGTGAACTTAAAGCAGGCATTACAGCTTGAGCAAGGTTATTCTTTAAAGCTGAGAATTGCATTTGCAATGATTCAGTTTGAGATGCCAAAGCAATAGACTTTTCAATAGCCTCTTGCCCTGTAATAATCCCAGCCTCCTCCATTGCCTTTTGATAGTCTCTCCAGAGCACGCCACCATTTATTAGCAAAGGAGCTAGCTTAGTAAAGTCATTCCCCATACTTTCCAAATAGTAGGACATCTGTTGTTGGTTAAGCCCAGCTTCCTGAAGCTTATCCACATAGAGTTGTAGTGCTGAAACACCATCCATTTTAGACATTTCTTCAGCTAGTTTCTTTGCACCTTCCGCACCCTTCTCTGTTTTAACCGCGATTTGCTCGAAGAAGTCCTTGCCCTCTCCACCACCAACAGATGCAAATTCACCAATTTTTTCATTAAAATCTTTGAGTTGATCAGATAATTGCTCTTGCGTAATTCCATAGGTTGCCGCTGCGCCAGCTAAGCCTTGGAAAGTTTCAACAGATGTATTAGCTAATGCAGCGAACCGAGCTAACTCAACATTATTTTTTGCCACTTGAATTGATAGAACAGCCAGTCCACCTGCTGCAACCGCTGCACCACCAACAGCCATACCAGACAAAGCTGCTGTAGCCATAAGGATTCCACCACGCATTGAACCAAGCTTAGTGGAAAAGTTTTCAATGAATGAACCAAGTTGAGTGCCGCCTATACTTTGATTTAATTGATCGCTAAACCCCTTAAATGCATTAGACATATTCTTAGCGGTATCTTTAGCTTTACGCTCCGCTTGATTCATGCCACTTTCAAATGACCCCAATTTCACTAAAAGGTCTAGGGTTAATCTTCCAAGTGAACTTGTTGCCATTACTTTTCTCCGGACAATAAAAAACCCGACACTTGGTCGGGTTCTAGTAGCTGAAATATCTAAAGTACTTTAGAGCATTTTAATGAAGCGCTTTTTAAATCATTATCTGCCTTATAAATCATATTCTGATTAAAAGCACTTAGTGTGGTTTTTGCTTCAAGTAGATCCTTATTCAATGTGGCAACTTTTAATGTCATGCCGTTCTGCACGTAGATCATATTGTCAGAATACTTGATCTTATTAAGAACAACATGACCACTAGTGTCTTCACAAAGTACACCTGTTCCATCACTTTCAAGTTTAATTGTAGAAATGCCCGGGCCAATTGAAACTGTCCAAATCCCAGTAGCACTTGGAGCTTTAGGTTGAACTTCGCTAAAATTATTATTTAACATTTGTGTTGCAGGCGTTACACAACCACCCAGAGCTAAAAATGACAGGATTAAAAGTAACTTTTTCATGTAAATCTCACAATAAGTCATTTAAGTTTCTTATCTTAAGATTTACACCTTACCTACCTTTGTACTCGCCTTCAAGAAACTTTCCAAATCCTGCGGCTCTGGTTTGCTTTCATGTGGCATAAAATCTCTAGGATCTGCTGCTTTACTGCCCTTGCCTCTATTTGAATTTCGGTAGAGCGCCATAAAAGAACCGATTACCTGCTCAACTCTGCGACCAGTATTTAAACTTCCTCGTTTTCGGACATATTCACCCCAAAGGCGTATTTCAGAAAGCGAGAGATTTCTTTTAACAGTTTCGATAGAGTTCCCGCCAATTCCGTTTAATGCTAACTCCATTAGCAATTCCATATCGGCGGTAATATCTACTTTCCCTCGTTATTTTTCTTAAGCTCGTCCAAGCCAATAACTACAGGGAAAAGTGCATTCGCAAGAGCTTGAGTGAAGTTACTTTCAACTTGTTTTTTAGTTAAATATGTTTCGCCATTTTCATCGACTAGACACAATGAAACCCATTCAGCAAATACGTTTTCACCTTTTTGCAGGCGTGTATACAAAGGTTCTGTGATTGCAAATGGAAGTTGCTTTAGTCGAACCTCTACAGTTTCTGTTTTTCCATTGTGCAGAAATTCTACTACTGCTTCGCGGATTTCGCCAATCAGTGCACCTTGAGCAATATCTTTTAAACTTAATACCGTATTTTTCTTAGCCATTTTTCTTTTCACCGTAAAGTAAGCCCCTTTCGGGGCAATTGATTAAGCCTTAGGAATAATCTGAACACCAGTACTACGCTGCATAGTGACTTGGTAGCTCACTAGTGAGTCAGCTTCAAATGTTGGTGTTGAAGGAGCTAATGAGGCTTTGTAAGTCCAGAATGTGCGGGTCGTTGGGACTGTCACTGTTCCTGTGGCAATAGTTGGCTCTGCTGTACTGTCACTTGCACCAATATAGAAAGTCAATTCTTTGTGTGCATCTGCCCATTCAAGAAGTTGAACATGAGTTTCATTTTCGGGATCTAAGTTGAAAGTGATTGAACCATCACCCGGATCATTCAACCCTGTTAAATAAGACTTTGAACTTGTTTCCTCTAAACATGTATTTTCAAGTTTAGAAGTACTGTCACTGCCTAAATCGATTGCAGTAATACAGATTGCTTTAGTAATGGCTGTGCCATCAGAGATAAAAACGTTAGTACCTTGTGTACGTAAAACTGCCATGAGTAGCTACTCCTCAAATTTTAGGCAATAAAAAACCGCCTTTCGGCGGTGTGGATTTGGATTTTGTGTGATTTAGCGGTCTAAAAACCAATTGGCATCAAAGCCACGTGAATAGAGTTTTGTGTCTTGCTCATAGTTATTAATGCTTGGATTTAGAACATAACATTGTGGCTCTAAGGCTTTGCGGATTGCTTCACGAGCTTCATAGGCTCGCTTTTGCTGTGTGTCGTAGACAATAATCTGATACAGGACATGGTCAACATGTGCAGAACAATCTAAGTTATTTTCAGCATTGCCGCCTACTGTTTGCCATACTGCATATGGTGTAGGCGTATCTAAAGGGGCTAAATCCTCATAAACACGTAAATCTGTGCCTAAAATAGCCTTAACCGCTGCATCCGCTTTAAGAGTTCGATAAATTGGTAGAAAGCTCATAGTTTTGCTATTTCCTTGTCTAGTTCAGCACTAAAAGCCTGACTGAAAGTATCAGTGACCTTTTGAACATTGTTTGCTAGTGCTGGGCGCATGAATGGAGTTGCAGGCATTTCTGATGTTCCGTATTCAAGAAAGCGCCAGTATCTAGTGTCTCCGCCACTTGTATTAGGTGGTGTTGGGTTTGAATAAGACGCACCACCACGAACACCTACTCGCATTTGCACTAAATCTAGTGACTTAGTTTTCCCTGCTGATACCGAAATGTTGCGCCAGATCTTTTCAGACGTTTCAGGGTCATCTATGGCCTTTGCATTTTGTCTTGCTGCGTCACGAACAACGTTCATACCTTTACGGGCAGCGCGCATCGCGGCATTCCTTACTTGGCGCATATTGGTCAATGCCTTCATCTTACGCAAGACTTCATCTAGCCCTTCGATTTTTACGTCTACATCAGCCATAAGATTTCTCCTGACGTAAAAAACCTCCCGAAGGAGGCCATAAAATGTTGGTATTAAAAATTAGCTTCTTGCTTGTTTTTTAGAAAGCGCTTATAAGCAAGAATGACTGATTGCGAGATTTCGAGGCTATTGAACTCTACTATTGAGTCCATAGGCAAAGCATTAGCGTTAGAAAATCTACTTACTTCATATTTAGGCAAATCCAATCTGATTGAACTTGCAGGGTATAAGTTCTTCTCATAACGCTTTAATGCAAGATCAATAATATCCTCTAAATATAGTTCATATTGGAAGTTTTCATTACTAACAACTACCACCGTCATTCCCATATACTTTGGCGTCGATTTTGAAAATTCCCATATCGGCATATAGTTTGAAACTAGTGGATCCTTTCTCTGTACACGACAAAAATAGATAACTCATTGAAATAATGTCACAATAATTGTTTTCTAACGACGAATACTATGACACATCTCAATGAGTTATATCTTATCTTAAACAAATCTCTAAAATGGAACAAGTCACATTTAAAGTGCTTTGCGCTCATCATGCTTGTGATTATTTTAAAGCAAACATGTAATCTTTCTTCTGCATCTAAAGCCTTGCCCATCAAGTGTTTACCACAATCATTTTATCGACGTATGCAGCGCTTCTTTGCAGGTCAGTATTTTGATTATCGTCAAATTTCTCAGTTGATTTTCAATATGTTTTCATTCGACCAAGTGCAACTGACTTTAGATAGAACCAATTGGAAATGGGGAAAACGAAATATTAATATCCTGATGCTCGCAATCGTTTATCGTGGAATAGCGATACCTATCCTTTGGACATTGCTTAATAAACGTGGAAATTCAGATACGAAAGAGCGTATTGCTTTGATTCAACGCTTTATAGCCATTTTTGGTAAAGACCGTATTGTGAATGTGTTCGCAGACAGAGAGTTTATCGGTGAGCAGTGGTTTACATGGTTAATTGAACAAGACATCAACTTCTGCATTCGTGTTAAAAAAACTTCATTGTCACCAATCATTTAGGAAAGAATCATAAAATTAGTGATTTATTTCGCCATCTTAAAGTTGGTCAAATTGAATGTCGTAAACGACGGATTTTGGTTGGTCGGGTGAAACTATATATAAGTGCACTACAGTTAGAAAATGGAGAGCTTTTACTCGTCGTTTCTCCTCAGTTTAATGCCAATGCTATTCAGGATTATGCATTACGCTGGGAAATTGAAACCTTATTCAGTTGTCTCAAAGGACGCGGGTTTAATCTTGAAAATACGCGCTTGACAGACCCTAGACGAGTGAAAAAATTGATTGCGGTGTTAGCTATAAGCTTCTGTTGGTGTTACTTAACGGGTGAATGGCAACATAATCAAAAAAAAGCGATAAAAATAAAGAAGCATGGACGACTCTCAATGAGTTTATTTCGCTATGGTTTAGACTATGTTCAAATGGCGATTCAGCGTTTAATTGGTTTTGGGAAAAAAGAAGAGTTTAAGGAAATTTTGGCAATTTTAAGAAAGCAGAATCCTGATAGGATAAGGGTTCTGTGAAATTTGTCGTGTACAGAGGGATCCTTTAATAAATCCTCAAAAGCTTTATAACCAATAAATAATAGTTCTGGGGTCTCACCAAACTTATTATGAAACTGAAAATATGACTCTTCTATTTCTTTAATCATTTTTAATGCACCTCTGCAATACCTGATAATGGTTGTGGCAACTGTTCAGGTAAAACAGCGTTCGGTGATCAGCCTAGCCACTCAAATATTATACACTATTTCGGTTTCTCAAGCCCTTGTCCCAGCAAGAAAGTACCGTAAGTGTATGAGTCTTCGCTATCATCAAGTGCTTGGCTTTGGATTGAGAAAATTCGTCCTTTCCAAAGAACTTGCATCTTAGTTGTAATGTCTTCTCGATAGCGGATTTTCATTCGTGCAACTACTTCGGATTGGTCAGCCTGTGCTGCAATTAAATCTTTAGCGGATAAAGGTGTGATCTTTGCCCAAAGCTTTTTGTATTCTGACCAACCGCATTCGATTGGGAAGCCGTCTTCGTCACGACCACCTTCGATATAGTGCTGAATGATTACTCTATGGCGTAATTCACCTGCGTTTTGTCCCATAAATACCTCACACAGCCGTAGGTGTACGATACGTGAATAGTAGAGATTGCACTGGTTGAGGCATAAAATTCCCATTCACAGGTGCATCTGATTCAGCATTCCGGTGTTTGTCGTAATATCCAACGAAAACTAGAACAGCTAACCGGAACTCTTCGGGATATGGCTCAACATGGTGTATTTCATCCGTATAGCGTAAAACGGCCGATTCAGCCGCTTTTCTATAGATTTCCAAGTTGGTGTCATTTGAATCATCGTCATAGCGAAGGTGTTCTTTGACTTCTGCAAGAGTAACTATGCTCATTCTGTCCACTCCTTCGCACATAACTTAAAGTTTTTATGATCAAATTCACCTAAATGGTCTTTTTCACAATGCCATAGTGATCCATTTTTAGTGATGAACTGTCCTTTCTCATACTTAACATCGTCCTTAAATACGCCTTTATAGAGCGATTTAAGAGCATTTTCACCTTCTGGCTGTTCTGCATCGGGTTTCGGTGTTTCCGCAGACTGTGAAGCGCTAGACGCAGGATTAAATGGGTCTTCTTTGGCATCACGTTTAACAAGTGCCTCAAGCGAGAAGTTTTGCTGTTGCATGTAAACCGTATCACCACCCTCTAAAGGTAATCTTCCGATACGTGCACGGCCTTCATTTGGTGTTAACAGAGATCCTTTGACATCTTCACGCACCATATTGTGGTAGCGTTCAGAATCCATGCGAATGAGCATGTCGATATCAAGGAAAGATTCAACTTTGAATGATGGTAGATCTAAACCTTCATCTAATAAGTTTTCACGTGCTTCTATGAGAGCTTGTAAGCAGTCAGAATAATAAATTCCGTTAGCCTTCTCTGAATCATCTGGAACAGTGCCAATGCCGATTTTAAAAGGTGGCACATTGAAGACGCTACAAACCACTCGGCCTGACATTTCCAATAACTCAATCATTTGAGAGTCCGCAGCACTCATACCTAGAGCGGTATAAGTCATACCATCACCAATGACGGCAGTCTTACCAAAGTTCGCACCAGAATAATTCGTGTTCCAACGAGCTTGGATTTCTTCGGCCTTTTCTTTCGTGATAGATCCTGGAGCAACCAAGATTCCACCCGGTCTACTTCCATTCCCGAAGAAGTTTGCAGCATTCTTGATGATCTTCACACCCATGCCTGCCGCCACACCACAAGCCATAATAGGTGATAAACCAACAAGTGGATGATAAAAAGCATTAATTCGGTCATGAATGATTTCAGATGCAGGCACAATCACAGATTCAGTTTGTGTCAATCGATCTGTATTGAACTGATAAAACACATTGCCGTAGTCATCAACCAGTGGGCATACAAGATCAGGGTTAAGCACTACCATTCGGTAGACTTCGCCAAAAACATCACGCAGTTTCCATACATAGGTATTGCCACGTAACAATAAACTTGATGTCCACTGTTCTTGGAACTGTTGCCATGTCTGATAATTGTTTGGCTTCTTTAAAACGCGTAACTTGTCGGGGATGTCGACATTGATTAACACCCCTTCTTTCTTGCGCTTCAAGAGAATTGGTAATTTACCAATATCTTTTGAAATAAGGCTTACACAGGCGAACACTGCATATGATGCAACTAGGTCATCGCGTGTTAATTCATCATTTTTCTGCCAAGCACCTGAGTATGGTTCTTGCACAAATAAGCTTGTAAAAGTTTGCCCAGCACTATGGACACTTTGAAAGCTCTTTTTACCTCTTAACCAGTCAAAAATGCCCATTTTTACCGCCTTTATTCGCTAGTTTTTACTTCTTTTTTAGGTTTGCTTGGTGCCTTTTTTGGCTCTTCATAAGGCTTAGCAACACCTGTTTTAATCAAGATATTTGCTTCAAAATCGGTTACTTCTTTTATATCGCCAACATTGGCGTCATGCATAACCTGTAAATATTCAATTTTCATAGCTGCTCCCATAGCTCAACAATGAAGTTTCATTGCTCAGATATGAAAACAGCCCCAATGAAGGAGCTGTTTTAGTCAGATCACCATTAAGGTGTCATGGTGTAATCGATGTATGCTGCTGCAATTGCACGACGTTTTGCCCAAGTGATGAATTTCTCAACACGAATGGCAAATTTGTTTTCTTGCCATAAGTTGTGTGTTGTAGAGCCATCGACTAAGGTCGCTTGGTCGCTGTATGCAACGTCAACTCCACCATCTTGTGCAACAAGTAATTCACTCATTTTCACAAGGATTACTTTGTCGCCTACTGACTGAGATGTAACTACTGGGATTCCCAATAGTGTGCGAGCCGCACCTGCAAAGCTCATGCCATTGAAATAGGTATTACCAAGTGCGTCACGTAGCAAAGCGTATTGCATTGCACGTGTTTCGCTCATTAGGAAATAAGCATTATCAGTGGTTAAGTTTGCAGCAATGAATGTCTGAATTAATTTCAGCAGGTCAGCTTCAATTTGTGCTGCTGTGGTTCCTGATGGGGTAATAGCAGTAACGCCATTTAAGATACCAGCAGGGGTAGTATCACTTTGCGCTTGGGAACCCAAGAAAGTTGTATCAATGAGAGCTTTTGTCGCTTCAATTAAGTCATTTAACACAAGTTGGTCAATTGCTGGGTCAGCACGACGCAATAATTCTTGTGTGTAGACAGTAATTGCAGCAAGTTTATGTTCTTTGATTTCGATGTTATTGAAGGTTGGGTTTGTTAATGGTTTTTTAGCGCCTTCTCCAACCCATCCAGCAGTACCACCAGTCAACTGTCCATTAATTTTTACATTGAACGGCACTGAACGATAGCCTTGCAGCTTGTCAAAGATTGTTGCATTACGCAGCAATTCTAGGAAGTCACCTTTATATGTGTCTGTTTGCACTAAAGGAGCTGCAAAGCCTGGATCTGTAGTTGTACCTAAAGTGGCTTTTTCTACATATTGGATTACTGCTTCATCATAACCAAGAGCTTTTGCAGCATCAGCTACTGACATTAAATTACCCTGCTTCTGCTCATGACATGCAAGCATTTTTGCACGTGCAAACTGAGCAAATGGCATACCTTTCGGGAGATTCGATTTAACAACAATCTGCTCTGTAGGATTAGGATTTCCATTTGCTGCATTCTGTGCTTCTTGTGGGTTTTGCCCTGCAACTGGCGTTGCAGTAGTTGCAGCTTTTTCACCCTGTGCAATCATTTCTTTTACACGAGCAATGTTCTTTTCAAGAGTTGCAATTTCAGCATCAATGCCTTCAATTTGCTTCTCTTCTTCTTCATTAGGCGTTTGACCTGCATCAAGTGCCTTGGTCACAATACCCTGCTTTTCTGCATTTTTCTGTGCTAAAGCATCAAGAAGTTGTTTTAAATATTTATTCATAGAGATACTCCACCCTTTGTTGGGCTATTAAGTTTTACAATTACGTGTTTTTGCTCAGATGAATCGCCATCTGCTGCGGGTTTCTGAGGTTGTTTGCCCAACGCGGCTTTGTGTTCCTCAAATGCTTTTCTAAAATCTGTTCCGCTATCACGGTTATCAGGGATTGTTACAAGGGAGAGTTCGTACCATTCCCACTCGTCAAACTGAATGCCGCCACCTTTAATCATTTTGGCTTGATCCCAATTTGGGATAAAACCAACTGATAAACCTTTTACTAGGTCATACTTCAGTGATTGATAAGCTTCATTTACACGCTCTTTTAAGCGCCCATCTTCTTTGATTTCAGGAATATGTAGCGTTACCTCAATCCCTTTTTCTGTGACCTTTGCTTCGGTTACATGTCCAATTGGCTGACGCATGTCGTGGTGAAATAGCAACGGCATTGGCAGTTGAAACTTCGCGCCTTTAGGGATCATGATGTCTTTTGAACGATCCTGATTAGGTGTACTAGCCATCCCTGTAAATGTTCGCTTTTCTTCATCAACGGCTTTGATTTCGAACGAGCCGAATGATTTGTGCAGAGCAGTCATAGCCCCTCCAAAATGCAAAAACCGCCAATTAAGGCGGTCATTAAAAGAAAACCGCCTTTCGGCGGTCTTTTTGGTTTATACGTAAATCTCTTATGCGATGAGCTGTAATTGTTTTGAACTATCCAGACTATCTAACAACTTTAAAGTATCTTTAGGAATCACTGAAAAACACTCATTAGCACCTCCAAATTGAATATTTGGAGTGTATTTATAATCAACTAACAAGCGATGTAACTTCTTCTCAAGATCCCAAACAAATGAAGCACTCTCACTGATAAATTTGATAACTTCATATGAGTAAGGCATATCATAACTAAATCGGTTTTTAATTTTCTTTACTGTAATTCCAATTTTGTAAAAAACTTCGTTGCTTGAGTAGCACTTAATAAGATACAGGTTGCTTTTCCCATCATGTCTTTCATCACACAGCTTTACATAATCTGATCTTTTCCAAAGAGATATTTCATTTTTGCATTGTGGACATCCAACTCCCATCAAATGGTCATTAGGGGTCTGCATAAATGACTTATGAAATTGACAAATGATCTTAACTTTAATTTTATTTCCACGATAATTAGTCAAGTCATAGTTGTACTTATCACCATGTAACGCTTTGGCTTTCTCTATAAATTCTGATGTATTGCTACTTAACTTTTCTTTAATCTTGTCATTGCCACAATGGTAACAACCATATCTGTAGTGTTCCTTAGCTTCTTGTTCAAATAAACCATGCTTTGGGCAGATAATTTTTACTTTGTGTGCTCTACCTCGGTATTCAACAAGAGAGTAATCATAAAAATTATTGTGAATAGATGACACTTTGCTTATAAATTCGTTTGTAGTTAATGGCATCTTACCAGCACATGCCAAACACCCTTGCCCCTTTAAGTGTTGCCTACTTTCCTGAAAGAAAGGTCCGTGAGTAGGGCAAATAATCTTAACCTTCCCATGTGAGCCACAATAAACAACCTCAGAATAGTCATATTTATCAAAATGAATTTTCTTGGCCTTTTCTATGAATTGCCGAGTTGTCATTTTAAATTGCGTATTCTTTAACGCACCATTAGAATTACTATCAGTCATAGTCGTTCCAGCTTAACGATTAATGATTAAAAGCCCATTAAGATTGCCGTCTTTTTGGGCTTTGTTTGTATAATAATTATACCATAAACAAAAATCTACACGAAAAAAACACTATATTCTTTTTGTGCAGGTTCTGGGTTCATGCTCATTAGTGCTGTGGCATTTAGAGCAGCAATTAATGGATCGATTTTAGCTACGCCACTCTCCTGCTTACTGACCATAATGCCATTACCCTTCATGACAATACGAGCATTTCCAACCACCCAAGTCATCAATCCTAGACCTTGGTGCCATAATTCACGACCAGCTAGCTTTCTTTCTAAAGTTTGAAGATAGCCAGCTAACTTGTATCCTTGAGGAATACCAATGATTTGTTCTTGCGGTATTCCCGCATCAAGCAGACCATCCAATAACCCACCTATCATTAGCGGATCAAGTCCAACTTTGTCCAGCTTTCCGCTATCAAAAACCTTTTTCGCAATTAATGAAATATCGGCAATATCATCACCTACTTTCTCATAAATCGTGAGGCTTCCTTCCCTTACAAAATCAAGCAACTTAGGAGCTTCAGACTTTCTCCTCTCTAGGACGATTTGGTGACACCATGCATGGACCCACAACATCCACTCTCTTGTGGTTTTATGCCTCCCCATGAGAGCAAACCCCAACAAATCATCTAATCCACCACCATCGCCAGCTAATTCCAATACATCAGACTGCTCGATGATTTCATCCAGAGTGATTTTTTTAGCCTGTTGATTCCAAAACTCTGCACCTGCCCACCGGTTAGCACGAAGGTTCATGCCAATTTCGATATTTAAGTGTTTAGCTAAGAAATCTCTAAGTGATTCCTCACCAGCATCTTGAACCTTTTTAAACTCTGAAATCAGGTATTCAAGGTCAACAGATGCACCCAAGTTAGGATTAGTGATGTAGAAATTCTCAGGCTTTAAGTGTTCGCCTGCTTCGACTAAGTACTTTGGGAACTCGTAGATAAGAGGCAAAAAACTTTTATCTTCTTTTATTCCATCTCGCACATCACGGGCATAATCTAAAAGCTGTTTAAATACCCCACACGGCACTTCATCCGACATGGTAGACAGATAAATCACACAGCCTTCTGGACGTGATGCCAAGCCACCTTTTGCTTCACGGAACATTGACTCAGCATTAGCACGTTTACCAAAAAGCCAGACCTCATCAATTAGAATGATTGAAGCTTTCTTGCCTGCTGCTGCATTTGATTCTGCTGCGATAACTTTCAGTGTTGCCCCTGTTCCTAAGTGAGTAACAGTCTTTGTGTGCTCAGACACATTCATCATCTCACTGAGTTCTTCATCAGAACGGATGAAATCACGAATTGGGTTAAAACTGTTGTCAGCGACTTCTTTCGTAGGTGCCAAGATAATAAGTTCGGCAGAAAGACGGTCATTAAGAATCAGCAAAAGAAGCATGATTGCTGCTGCGATTGTCGACTTAGTATTCTTCTTTGAGATCAGAAGGAAGAATTCACGGATTAACCTGCGCTTAGTATTTGGATCTAATGCACCTGCAATTGCACGCACAAATTCCAATACCCAAGGCAGCGTGACCTCACCCATCTTCGGGCTACCCATCACATCAACAAGGATTAATTCTTTAAATATTCTCTCAGCAACATCTGCAACTTGTGGAAATAATGGTTCACAAGGCATGAGCGACTTTTTAGCAACAATACGCTCCTCCCAGTCTGGGCAAGCGGTTGTCCATTCTGGAAGCATCGATGACATACTTAAGCCTTATATTGGTTATAGATTGGCTCCACGCCTAAAATAGCTTTAGTTGGTGAACTAAATTGTTTGGTATGCACAACTTTTTCAGATTTAAAGACTTTAACTAATCCCGTACTATCATATTCAATAGCCAGATTCCCTTCTTCAAATCTATAGTTGCCATTCTCTATTCTTTTAAATGAAAGCCAACTCATATGAATAATTCCTTAACTAGGCAGTTGGTTATTCAGAGTGCCGAACTTACCAGACTTCGTTGCAGCCTTAGCCGCATCTTCTTTGGTTTCTTTCTTGCCCTTTTCAGCTACTTTGCCGTGGACATATGGAAGGGCTGCCTGTGCTGCTCGAACTCTTAAAGCCATGTCTTCAACAGGATCACTGTAGACAGACTCTAAAAAGGCCAACGGGTCTGCAAGATTCTTGGCGGCCTGAATAGTGGTATTAGTTGTTAATGGTTTAACGTCATGTTTAACAACCTGTTCAGGAGTGGCTTTCTCAAGTCGTTCAAGATAAGCAATCACATCTGGATCTTTTGCTAAACGGGCACCTGCCGCAGATGCTGTCTTTTCAGGGCATCCAGCCAAAATAGCAGCTTCTTTATTATCCTTGCCTTTTCGTTTTGCGAGGGCAAATGCCTTCTTTTTTTCTGTTAAAGCCATATACCCTCCTTTAACATATTTTTGAAAACTGATTTTTTCTTATAAATGAGAGGGCAGGCGGTCAGGAAAACCAAAGCAAATTTAACTTTTTGCCTCCCCCCATACCTTTGAGGTTTTGCTTAAGCATTTATCTCTCATTGTTTCAAACACTTTATCTGTCATATACAAGTCATAACCATTCGCAACTACCTTGGTATCACTAACAATCTCATCATTTATAACTGTCCCGCTTTCCACTACTCGTACTGTGAATCCCTCTGGTATAGGTGAACCAAAGAGTCGTACTCTTTCTTCTAATGTCAAAGTCATAATTAAACTCTCTACCATTCCCACTTATCAATCGATTTGATCTGTTGTTGTTTTACAGACATTGTTCTTCGCTCATCATTCATGATGCGTTCTATACACTCTTCTTTAGATGTCGGCATGATATGAACAGCCGTAGGGTTTAGCTTTCTTACCCACCAGTTGCGCTGTGCCTTAGTTGATCCAGTCAGGATTAAGTAACCACTGAGATTATGCTCTGCCATTTCTATAAGCATACTATTACGCTTACGCACTGCTTTGGCATAGTCTTGCTTATTGCCCTTATACAATGGCTTCTTGCTTATCTCTGAGATGATTACATCAAGGTCAAGAACAATATCGTCCGTCTTGGCTTGCTCTTGCACCCATGTAGACTTGCCTGAACCAGCACAACCGAACACAATTGTTAAATTAGGCACAGGCTTCAACCAGTCAGGCATGAACTGATAACTCAGGTTGTTTGATCCTAACTCTTCCTTCTGCTTAATAGATGAGTGGCAAGGTGCACATAGGCTTTGATGATTATCTGTATCCCAGAATAACTCTTGATCGCCTTTATGCGGAACGATATGATCGACTATTGTTGCAACTGTTACCCTATTCTGTTCTAGACAATAAGCACATAAAGGATGCTGCGATAAGAACTGTCTGCGGTATCTTTGCCATCTTCCACCATAGCCACGCTCAGCAGTTGTCTTCCCACTGCGCCAAGAACCTGACTTGATCTGCGTTCTATGGCTCTTTGGTGGTGACAGCCTTTGCTTGAGTGTTTGTAGTTTCATTTAGATATACACTCGCATTTATTCCATCATTCGTTACATCAATAAGAATGGACTCAATGTCTAATCCATTACTCATATAGCTTTGGATTAATCTAACTAGCTCTAACTCTAGATTCTTACGTTTAACACTTGGTGTGTTTTGCCGCTCATAGATTTGTTGTAAGAGAAGGTTAGCCTTTTCTTGAATATCATCATTAACTTTATCTGAGATCATGGTGCTAACTCCTAATCCAACGTCTTATTGCTATACACAACCTGAGTCTCTTGCTCACTAAGCTGCATTAGCAACTCATTGTTCTGTTCCAGCGCTGCCAGTGTCACTTGATCTTTCTGTGCTACCTGCTGAATCAGTGTTGTGTTCTGCTCCACTATCTGAGTGAGCAACTGTAGTATTTCTTTGTTTCCGCAACTGCAATGTTCCTTTGAACAGTTCGAATTGTTGTTTGATCCACTCACGACGTTCCTCACATCCTTTACAGGCCATAACGACACCCATTAAAAAACCCTCCGAAGAGGGCTTATTTTATTCTTCAAATGTTTCTGACCTTCCACCAGTTATACTTTCAGGCTTCTGACGAACATGAAAAAGGTATTTAAGGTTCGCTTCACAACCGCGCTTGAATTTAAATACCACTACTTGTTGATTGACAAACCCATACTCAACTAGGCCATATTTTTCTTTATTTTCCTCTAAGAAGGCTTTATATGTTTCTAGTGTTGGCTTTTCCATTTTTATACTCAATGATTAGTTAAGTTGTTCTTATATCAAGTAATGTCTGATTATTGCAAATCATCAGGTGATCTAAGAAATATACCCAACTCTTTAGTCGCATAAGCTTGTATTAATCCCAAGTATTCAGAGAACTGTTTTGTGCTTAATCTTGTTGTAGACGTTTCTCTAATTACACCATTGGCCACTGCTTCATATTGTTCTGACTCTGATTGCTTGAGCATTGTGATTGCATGACACATCTCGGCATATTCTTCATCATCACGCCTTAAGATGTGGATTAAGAACTTCTTCTTAAACTCAAAGTGGCAATCTTCTTTGTCCTGCCCTGTCTTATTCTGGATTTCCTGCATCCAATCCCAATACAAAGCATTTTGATTTAATGAACGCTTGGTGCTTTGAGGCTTGATGGCAACAACCAAAGGCCTCCCTTCACCTGCCGCCTTAGCATGATTCACATTAAGAAAGTTAGTAACTGGTGCAATGTCGCAATGGTTCTTAACAACTTGTCGGAATTCCATTTTGACCTCACTAAATGCCATACACCTGAATTACCACTGCACAAACAACGCAGGCCGCAACGATAATAACTGTTGCAATATCACTACTATTCATTTTGACCTCGCAATAAAAAACCACCCGAGGGTGGCTTAAATTAAAATTCTTTCTGCTGTAAAGATTAAATAACCATCTTTCCGGTCAATCTCAACTTTTGTATTTGAACCTTCAAAATGCTTGAGCACATTAGTTTGAACATTCTTCTCAAACAAGTTAGCCGGCTCTTCGATAGTGAAAGGATTGCTAATACTATCCAAACCACAATTAATTTGGCCTATCACTTCATCTGCTGAGAAATTTTTAAAAGGTTCTACGCCCATTTTCATAGCCTTAATTGATTAATGAATCATCACTATATCAAAATACTTCATCATGCCCTGTATTAAAACAAAGCATCCGCTCTGTTTTTTCTAACCAACCATCAAATAGAGCTTCTGATTCTTGTCTTGTGCCTAATTGATAGGTGTCGAACAGGAAATGACACTTATGGCAGAGAGGCACTGTAAACGCATCTGAGGCCTTTATTCCCTTGCCCTTGCCATGCTTGCCCGAATTAGAATGAGCAGCTTGTGAGTGATGATAGCCGCATCTAACGCATGGCAGCGCTCTTATTTCGTTTAGCCTCTTTTGCGAGCGCATTTTCTAAGTTCTCTATTCTAGTTCTAAGAATTTTTTCTTCACGGAAACACTCGGTTTTAAATATATGTCCACTGAACAAATGGTTGTAATCTTCTAACCGGCTAAGATTGCGTTTATAGATTTCTAAATTCTTCTTCGCTTCGATTGTGTCCATGTTCACCCCAAAAAAGAAAACCCCGTCAAACGACAGGGCTACAAATTTAACTTAGATGAAACAAGCAAGAGGTCGTCAACCCTCCACTTCAGCTGTATCTGACCGATGCACTAAGGTTTTGCATCTTAATGGTAGTACGTTAACCCTAACTGTTTACTTGCTTCTCTAAATTAAGAACCTCCATAAGGAGGCTACAAACACTTAATCTTTTCACACTTTCTGCATTCTTTGATTGGGTCGTCGTTGTAATCCGATCCATATTCCCAAACATGAAAACAGAATACTTGCCTGATGATTCGGAGCATGTGAACCTCCAAAAATGAATTGCCACAGCTTTATAACAGTACTGTGGCCTACCGCTACTCACTTACTTTATAAAACCACTGGATGGGCACAGTATTTTACGTTTCAGCTTTCAGATCTATTTTAATGGCGGGGCATCACTCCCAGTCTGGTATGTATTTCCTGCATATCCCATCCATGCGCGATGAACTGCATGGGTTGTGATGACTTTCGTGCATCCCTACGTGTTTGCCTAAACAGTCTTTAGCTAATCAGCAAACTTTTGAATATGGGTTTTAATATTTTTGAATGCTCCAAAAAGCAAAAAGCCCACGATTAAGTGAGCTTTGATGTGTTGGTCTTCGGAAATCCGTAATACGACCAGTATAGAAAAACTATACTCTTATTTCCGCAATAATGGAATACCTACGCTTTCATATCTTTGTAAGTATTTCTTTTGTAGGCTTCAACTGCCTTGCCTGCTTCATCAATTGCCGAATCAATTGCTAAAGTCATCAATGTTTCATAAGGCTTCCATGTCTTGCGATAACACTCTGTACTCATCTGATGGCTTTTTAAACCTGCATAAGCCAATCGCCCTTTAGCTGTGTAGTGGTCTTCTAACTCAGGATTTAATGCGAAGTCTAAAACCATACGGGCAATAAGCCACGCCAAGTGATAAATAGCAACGTGCTCAGGCTCGCGCTTCTTATCAACTGTAGCATTGTGAACCATGATCTTAGCCAGATGGTTACGAACATATTCATAATCACTTTCTGACTTGCCTTCAAACACAATCAGTGCTGTGACTGACTTTGCTAACTGGGTTTCCATTGAAGCAATAGCACCCAAGCGGTCTTGATAGTTCAATGGTTTCTCTCCTGTTCCGCGGACCACTGGCTCAATACTTGGTGAACTCGCAGTTAAACCATGAGTCAACCATTCAAAACGTTCAAACTTCTCAACTGCTACTGCATTCATTCGACTACCCTCAAACTTCTGTAATTTCTATCCCATGAACCGACATCATTAAGTGTTTCTTGATGCGATACTCTGGTAATGATCTAGTTGTTTTACTTTTCACATCCTCAACGATGTAAATGCCATTCTGTGTGTAGACAAAGTCTGCGAAATATCTAAGTGCTGGCTTCTGTCGATCTTCATTGGCGAACCGCACACCTTCTGCAAGAACAAATGCAACCTGACACTTCAATTGTTCAATAAGTCCATCCTTTTCCATCAACTTAAGCACTTTGTATCGTTGAGCCTCTTTCTTACTATCAAACTTCAACCCATCTAATTCGATACGATGGTTCTGATACTTACCTTTTGAAGCTCGATGTCCCCACCGAGCATATTTTGAGTTGGCACGTTGAGCCTCTTTGAATGTGGTCATTCTTCACCTGCCTCAAGAACATCAGTTCTTTCACGTGCTAGATATAGGTCAACTTCTTCAAGCAAGGTTTCATAACGTCTTTTCGCCTCACTACCCAATACAGAAGCTTCCTTCTGAATTTCCCATGCTTTGTCGTAGTCCTTTTTAGTGTGCACTGGCTCATCAGGGTCCTGTACAAAACAATCTCGAAAGTCTTCAAAGCGATTGATAGATTCTCTATGAACTTGAATCCAATGAATAAACATCATTCCGATTTTGGCTAATTCTTCGCTATTCACTGTCCTTCCCCCTTGAGCGCTTGCTCTAAATCACCAAGAGTTATGTCTCTTCCCTGTTTTTGATTGATTTCATACGCTAGCTTTTCTAAGAACTCGCTGTTGTCTTTTGTTTCATAAGCAAGCTCAGCTGCTTTTCTAGATGCATAAACACCGGCTATCCAACCTTCCATGCCTAATACATAGAATCTACCTTCAGCTTCTAAAACAGGAGCGCCTCGAACCTCTAAAGCCTCTTTCAATTCACTTGCACATTGAAGTGCAAAATGCGCATGTTCTGTAGACTCAGCCCACTTCCAGATCAATTTTTCCGCTGCCTCCTGTTTTCGTCTTAGACTTTCCACCCGCTTTTGCAGCTCTCCATTCAGCTTTGCAGTTGCCATTTCATCTAAGGCATATTGAGTTGCACGGTTATCTAAATCAGTGACTTGCTTTTGCAGCCCCTCCACTTTCGCTTGCTGGTGCTGCCATACCTGATCAGCCAAACCTTTTGCACCTTCATAGCGATGAATATCTGCATCATCAATCCAGAAGTCGTAGGCATCTTTAAATACTTCTTCAAATGACTGTGGTTTATCCATCTCAAACATCCTTTGATTTACACAGCGGGCTGGGGAAGTCGTCACCCATGTCGTTGTCAATGCGGTGGCCTGCTGCGATTTCTTGTGGCTCAGCTTTACGCCATTGACCCATTTGCGATTTATGTACTTGCCCATCATTGCAATAGAAATAGTTCTTACCTTCTGAAAGGATTTGCAGAACTGGCATGAAAGTCTTGTCATATTTTTGGTCAATCACGATGTGATCCCCGACTTTAAACTCACTCATGGCTGGCTCCTTTTTTACAACCCGAACAAGACCACCAAGAACTAGTAGGCAGTCTTTTACATCCATTTTCTGAACACCAAGGCTTATGCAATGAGCGCACATGCTTAAGATGAGCGCCTTTAATTTTCTCTAGCAAAACATTAGGTTTACTCATCCCCGCCTCCGTATATTGATTCGTGGTCGCGTACTGCCTCTCGAATAGGCTCAGGGTCTTCTGTCAACTCATGCAGCATATAAAGGCTTTGTTTGCATGATTCGATGCCACCGTATGCTTTGATCAAATCCAAAGAATCCACCAGACGCTTGAGGTCGGGAATATCCACATATGGAGGCAGTTCTAGGTCCTGTATCGTGAAGTCATCAACCGCTTTCCACTCGCTGCCATTCCAAAAGTCAGTTGAACGTAAATAAACTTCAAAAGGGATGTCGTAGTGAGTTGTACCTTCAGGCGCCCCCTCAACAACCTCTCTCGCCTTCTCCGCCCCGAACTCACGAATAAACTGTTCTGGTTTCATACCCCCTCCTTGTAACGTTTAGTCATGCTTTCAGCTTTGAACTCTTCAATCTTCCCTGCACGTCTAAGCTTGATATACAAGCATGCAGCTGCTCTTGTCTCAGTTGTTTTTAACCCATGGTTGTAAGCACAACGCAATGCCATCATTTCTTTGTAATTCATCTGCCTAGCTCCACCATGTTCAAAACAGAAACTTCCATTTCAGCAAGCACGTAATTTTTTAATTCGTGGTAGGTGTTGTTTTTGAATGCCTCATGTACTTCTTTAACCACGATCATGTCGAAGTAAGGACGCTTTCTTTTTTCCGCGATTGTGATTAATCGGAATTTGATTTCTGATAGAGTCACGCTGCACCTCTCTCTTCTTCCCAAACAAGAGAATTAAGCTTCTGAGATATCAACTCGTACAAAGCTTTGTCATATGCAAAAATATTGTTTCTATCCTGATGCTCTTTGACTTCTGCTCTAGTAATCGAGAAGAATTGTTCTTTAGCGATTCCTGCTGCACTTGCAGAATATGCATGCACTCCATCTGTGCTGTTTAGGTAATCTTGGGCATAACTAACCATTCGTTTAACTTTGGAGCTAATTGCTTTTGGTGCTGTCCAGATGCCTTGCTGTTCTCCTTTTGCGACTAGTTCTTTAACCACTTCCACATAATTTTCTTTAAATGCGTCATATGCTAAATATGCAGCTTTATCAGAGTTGTAAGCCCACTCAATTGCATTGAACATCTCATAACAACGGTCATATGCTTCTTTTTCAGCGTTTGTGATTGGTGCTGATTGATCTGCACGCCATCTAAGAATGTTTGCTAGTGCTGCGTTCTTACCCTTGTATGAGTCAATTGCACGTTGTTGCTCAGAACCAAAGCCTTCAATCCCTAAGCACCATTTGCGGAACATTGCAGGATCTGGACAGTAGCCATTATCACGAACCATTGATAAGCCTTTGTTCACTTGCTCATGAGTAAGCCCATCAAGACAGATCTTCATTGCGTGATTGATTTGCTCTGTTGCGATACCTTCAAAAGTTTTCTCAAATGAGCGAGGCGCAATCGCTTTGAAGATCCCGACAACTTTTGCTGAGTTGATATGTGCTACTGCGTTTTGATTGTTAGAAACCATACTGTTCATAGCCTGCCTCCTCTTTTGCGATTAGCTCTTGAATTTCAGACATGCGAGTTGAAGCTTGGCTTTGATTAACAAAACCATGGTTCTGTTGCTTAGGAGCGAATAGACCTTGATAGTTGCCAGTGATTGAGGTTTTTAAAGATTGGTTAGCGCCTTCATAACCCCATTCGATAAAGTCTTTGTAGATTGCGTTAAGAGCATTCTTAGTTAATTTGGTTTTAGCTTGTTGAGAACGGTTTGCTACATACTGTTCCCAAAGTTCAAGATCACAAAGGTTTGCAAAAGTGTTTTTAGTAAGTTTGATAACTTCATCAAAACTTAACTTGCGTACTTTGTCTTTGCGCTCTTTTTCAGCTTTTGCTTTCTCTTCAGCTTCCAATTTTTGTTGTTCAAGAATGATCTGTTTTTGAGTTTCTTGATAAACATAAAAATGAGATTCAAGTGGTTTGTTTGAGCGAAGCGAGTTAAATAAATTATCTATAATTAAATATCTATAAATAATATCTATTGTGTCTTTAGTTTCTAAAGTACCTTGCGCTTTAGTTTCTAAAGTGGTGCTATTTAGTTTCTGAAGCCCTTTAGTTTCTGAAGTGCTTTTATTACTAAAGTGCTCAACAAGCGAAATCTCATTTAATTTGTACTTGTTCCCTAGCTTTGGATTGGTTGCAACAATAGAGATAACACCGTACTCAATTAGCTGCTTTAACCCTGCCCGAACTGTAGCTGTGCTCAACTTGCGAACATGCTCTTCTAGGCCTTCAATTTTTCTGCCCTGTAGTTGTGAGTAGCTAACAAAGTCAGATTCTTTGTTGAATCCGCTAATGTATTCCTCTAGCTCGGCATAAACGTTACGAGCAGCATCACCAAGAAATGGCTTAACTTCATTCCGATAAAGCCGACTAGACATAACGTAGCCTTTGTCGAATTTCTCAGACATGGCTGGTCGCTCTTTTTTGGGAAACTTGAGCACCTCTGCTTGAGGTGGCTCATGCTTATGTGCTAAATTTGTTTTCATTCATTGCTCCTGTAATGAATATCGAAGCCTGATCTCATCCATCAGGCTTTTTTATTTGAATAAAATTCGCATGTACTCTGGTGAAGTAAACGCTTGTGCCAACATCACACGTGTTGCTTCAGCAATTTGAGGTGAGCAATACACATCACTTTCTGGAACAACTTTCAAACCAACGGCTGTCAACAAAAAGCTAATAAACTCAATCTCAGTCCATCCATTTGATTTCTTTTCAGTTTTCATACGTGAAAGGATGCTTGCATCCACATTTATCATTTCTGCTACTTGTCTTTGGTTGCTAGCGTTAAGTGCTTGCAATATGAGCGATTCGTTATTGCTAGCGCTTGCAGGCAATTCATTTGATACTTTGCTCATGGTTTAGTTCCTAAGCGGTTAATTGTTCTGAACAATATTCCTTCCATAAATTTTCTAGTTTTCTTCCTAGATCATATGAAAGGCGTTTCCCACATAACCCGCGCTCTAAATCACTAACGTAATTCTGTGAGCACCCGATTTCTGCGGCTATAAATGTCTGAGTAAGACCCTTTTCCCTTAACTCAGAGATCATCTTCTGCCATTGATTCATGGGCGGTCTCCGATAATTTTTATTAAATATATAGGTTTTCCGATATTTATTCAATAGCCAAACCGATTGAAATATGTATCAGAATTCCGATAGAAGTAACAATGGACAAATTTATGGCTACTTTGGGCGAAAACTTAAAAGCAATTCGCAAAGCTAAGAAAATGACTCAAAAAGAACTGGCTATGAAGTCAGGTGTCAAACAATCTGTAATTTCTGATCTCGAAACAGGGAATGCCAAATCGACAGGCTCTATACTTGAGTTGGCTACCGCACTTGGTGTTACCGCAGAAGAGTTAAAAAAAGGCATTGTCAGTAAGTTTGATAATAACGTTGAGCCTATAACTAAAAAGCTAATTCCCGTTCTTTCTTGGGTGCAGGCAGGAACAATGACATCAGTAGAAGCTATCGATCCTAATAAAATAAATGAATGGTTGCCACCCCTTAGTGCAGATGATCCAGATGGATGTTTTTATTTAAGAGTTGTTGGCGTAAGTAATTCCCCAAAATATGAAGAAGGTGACTATATTTTAGTTAATCCAAACTATCAGGTTTGTGATTTACTTCCTGATGATCTAATTGTTGTTCGAAATAATACAGATGCAACCTTTAAAAAGCTTGTAATTGAAAGCGATCAGCGCAAATACCTGCAAGCCCTAAATCCTAACTTTCACCCGAATATTATTGAATTTGAAGATGGTATGGAACTGGTAGGCTTGGTTATTGATGCGTTTAGGCCCCTAGGTGGATCACGCCCAAAGCGTGTTAGAAAAAGTTAAATTAAGGTTTTAGGTGATACATGGACAATTCAAAACTACCAATCAACCAGATTATTGCTCGCATCAATGATGCTGCGAAACATGGTGAAGCTTTGGTGCTAACAGCCGAAGAAGTGAAGATTCTTTCTAAAGATATTGGCGACAAAGTCTTTATTCCTGTGCTTACTAATGAGCAGGTCGTGCAGTTGGTAAAAGAAGGAAAGCTTGGACAGAAGATTAAATAATAAAAAAAGACCGATAGTAAGTCGGTCTTTCCACCCAAGCTTAGGAAGGTCTTGGATTGACTAATGTTGGCAGCATTAGCCTTTGCGCCCACCAATATCACAAGATAATTGATAAGTTGAGAATAACATATGTTTGGAGAATTAGTAAAAAAGATTAAGACTTGGTACAAAGGAGATCCAGGTCTAACTGACAGCAACCCTGCTACTGGCATTGATACAATTATAAGGGAGCCTTATAGAAGTCCTGTTGCTAGGTTTTAATTAATGCAACAATAAATACTAAAAAAAATACCAGAGATAGGGCGCCAAAAAAGAACCCAAGATAAGTATGTCTACCTAAAGTGAAAATAGAAAATGATAATGCACCGCAACTAGAGAACATATTTAAGCAGAAATAAATGTTTTCTTTGCTCATCTCAATAAACTCCAAATAACCCACCACCACGGTGGGTTTTCTTTTGTCTATTAAAACACAAAAAATCGGAATTTCTATAAAAATATCGGATTCCCTATTGACTAATAATATCGGAAATGCGATATTTATCTCATCGACAAACAAAAAAGCCCCTAGCTTTCGACGGAGCTTTTAAACAGTGAGATTTTCAAATGAACAAGATCATCTATCAAGAAAACAATGAATCAGTTGCCTTAGGTGTTTTTCCTAATCATGACGGAACTTTCACTGCTTTGACTTACAGCGACTCTAAGACATTCAAAACTTTAAATGGTGCTGTGAAATGGTACGAAAGAAAGACAGGAAAAAAGCTGATCTAAAGAGTGAGGCAACTTTCTCTTTTATCAATGGAATAGGAGTCGAGTGTTTCTTGCTTGAAAAGGATGATGATTATTTTGCACTGAATGAAGAGTTGAATCAGTGGATCAGAATTCCAAAGTGGGCGTTCAAGAAATACGAAACTGAACATCAAAAAAATCCCCAACACTTGCAGGCGACGGGGATTACTCAATGAGTGAGATAAGTATGAATCAAAGAATCAGAAAGTACAAGATTAGTCAGGCTACTGTTGATAGCTTCTCGGCCTACTTAATCGGATCAGCACTGTCAGTCATTCTCGGATTATTAATTGTAGTCCCTTTCCTTCGTTCATGTGCCGACGAGCAACACGTCAATGAACTCAAAGCAAAACAGAACATGTATGTGCGTGTGCAAGTTGAGGGGGTGAAGTGATGGGTTTAAGTTGCACAGCTTATAAGAAGCTTAGCCAATTTGATGGCACTTATGACGAACATAAAGATGTTGTCACTAATGATGAAACTGGTCTTGTTGTGCATGAGGATGACTACTTCCAACCTTACTTAAACGGCCATTTCCCTAAACACGCAGAAGAACTTGTCGATACAGGTTATTACACCTTTGAAGACTCTTATTGGTTTAGAGCAGGTTCTTATTCTGGCTACAACAACTTTAGAGAGCAACTTGCAAAGCTTGCTGGGTATCCATGTATTGAGGGTGATGGTTGTCACCACTGGCATGCAAATGGAGCTTGGAAAGCTACTTCTGGTCCATTCTGGGAACTAATTAATTTCAGTGACTGTGAAGGGGTTATCGGTACAACTTACAGCAAGAAACTCTTAGCTGATTTCAAACAGTTTGATGAGAAGGCTAAAGAGCTTGATTACCACTTTTATGAATCATATTGCGATTGGATGACAGCATTTGAATTTGCTTCAGACGATGGCGCAGTAGATTTTCATTAAGGAGCCCTCTCATGGATAACTACAAAATCAAAGTTAAAGATGAAGCTGAGAGCAAAGAGGCTCAGGAGTTGTTTTTTGAGTTGGGTTTTGCTTGGTTGTGTTCAAAAAAAGATATCACAAATCTGAATATTGTTTTCATTTATGCAAAAGATGGAGTCTTAACAGCTGGACTTAATGATCATAACTTTGCAGAAGCTGAGCACAAAGAACTCACCCTGCCTCAACTCCGCGACCTTGTTATGTTGAAGGGCAAAGATGCAGAACTTGTTGAACAAGCCAAAAGATTTATTACACCTGATCACTTAGATCGCTTTCAAGCTGCTCAGGCACATTTAGAAGGTAAAGCTGTTCAGTTCATGTTGTCTAATGGTGCTTTTTTTGACATCACCGATGATTCGACAGTTGGCATCTTTGGTCCAGAAGGTGGTTATTCATTCCGCCTCAAGCCTACAACCCTAACAGTTAACGCTGAGCTACCTAAACCTTCAAGAGAGTTCCAACAGAACACAGAAGTTTATGCAGTCACTTACGAGTTCAAAACTCGCGAAGAACGCAATGCCTTTGCTGACAAGCTGAGAGGTACTAACTCATGAATATGTTAGCCAATATCTCGTTTGATGCTGCTGAATCAAAGCTTTTGAAGGACTTAAGCAAACATCCTGAACTGTTAGCAGGTGCAGTTGAATATGCCTTCCAACGTGGCGACATCGACTCTAAAGAATACCGTAACTGGCAAAGCAAGATTGCAGAAATGGAGCGTCTACACACTGCAAAACTTTTAGCAACTATTAAAGCGTGAGGTGTGTATGGGCTTTTTCTTCAATACAGAATTTCTTGAACAGTTTGGTTTCAGTGTTGGTGAAGAAGATGAAGCAACTCACTACAGCACTTTCGGTGGCAGCGATTGGAAATTGAAAGCTAATAAAGACCAGATGTTCTACTGGGATGCCCTTTCAAAATCTTGGAAAAGATGGGCATTAACTCTAGAGCACTGCACACCGATCGGCGAGAAAGAACCAAATTACAAATGCGGACCAGTTAATCAAGTCGTAGTTAAGAAAGACGAAACGACTCGTGAATTGTCTCCGATTTATTCAAATTCGAAATATAAAGGTGATTAACGATGAATGCACAAGTTAATGAATTACAAGTAGTAGAACAAAACATGATTGTGGCAGCATTCGGCAAAGAAAATGGCATTCAAGAACTATTCAATCGTATGGCTGAGCAAGCACGATCAATAGTGCCTGATGTTTCAACTAAAAAAGGTCGTGATGCTATTGCTTCACAAGCTTATAAAGTAAGTAAGTCTAAAACTGCTGTAGATAACCATGGTAAAGATTTAGTTGCTGGCATTAAAGCGCAGGCTGCTGTGATCGATCGTGACCGAAAAGCATGGCGCGATCAATGTGATGCTTTACGTGATGAAATTCGTAAGCCACTAGATGAATGGGAAAAAGCTGAAGAAGATCGAATTCAGTCCATTAAAAATCGAATCTCTAATTTTGATGCTGGTCGCGTTGATACCTTCTCAACTAGCGAGCTTATTCAGACAATCATAAGTGAAGTTGAGGCAACGGCAATTGATGAAAGCTTTGCTGAATTTGCCAATGAAGCAGCAATCAAAAAAGATGCGGCCCTTAGCTCATATAAAAAATCACTTGAAATTGCATTAAAACGTGAAGCTGAGCAAGCAGAGTTAGAGCGCCTACGCAAATCTGAACAAGAACGTTTACAACGTGAACACGAAGAACGTATTGCACATGAAGCAGCTGAAAGAGCCCGTCTAGAAGCTGAGCGTAAAGCTAAAGAAGAAGCCGAACGTGTAGAACGTGAAAAGCAAGAAGCTATTGCTAAAGCAGAGCGTGAAAAACGCGAAGCTGCTGAACGTGAAGCCCGTTTAGTCGCTGAAAAAGAAGCTGCTGAATTACGCGCACAACATGCAGCAGAAGCAGAACGCAAACGTATTGAAGCTGAGCAAGCAGCAAAGCTAGAGGCAGAACGCCAAGCAGAAGAAGCGCGCCAAGCTAACCAAGCACACCGTAAGAAAATATGTAATGAAGCGCTAAAAGGCTTATTGGCTTTAGATATTGATGAAGCAAAAGGAAAAGAGATTTTGCAAGCCATCAATAAAGGTTTGGTTCCACACGTTTCTATTAAGTTTTGAGGGTTAAGTCATGAATGCTCAAATTAAAATAGCAAGTGTAAATACTGAAGAAAACATGAATTTATGGAATCAGGTTTTCATCACTGATCCATTGGCTGTTAAACCAATCACTGGTAAAGCTTACAAAGGAAGCTCACCTAAACCATATTGGCTTATTGAACAAGCTACTCGTGTTTTTGGCCCTGCTGGTTATGGATGGGGTCATGACATTATCAATCAAGGCTTTCAACAATGTGGGCCTGAGGACATGATTCATTGGGCAATTGTTGAGTTCTGGTACATGAAAGGAGATCAACGCTGTGCTGTTCAGCAGATGGGCGGCACAAAGGCCATGTACAAAACCAATAACGGAAAAATGATTGTTGACGAAGATGCGCCTAAAAAATCAGTAACTGATGCCTTGGTTAAAGCTATGTCATCTATTGGGTTTGCGGGCGATATTTTCTCTGGTCGATGGGATGACAGTAAGTATCAACAAGAAGCCTATGACCATCACCACAACCCACAACCAACTGATGCTGATTTCCACAGTGCACTGAAAGATATTGAACTTGCTGCTAATAGAAAGGCACTTGGTGAGATATACAAGCGGTTTGTCGGCACTCAATACCAAAAGGAAATCGAAACACAATGTGGTGCTAAGTCTGATAAGGAAGGATGGTCAGCATGATGAAGTTCATACCCGACACAATGTCTTTCCCCTTCACTGTTTGGATGAGTGAAAACGGATTCTATCCATCTCATAAGAAAGGTTTCATTGTGCTTAAGAAAGGCAATGAAGTAGCAAAGATTTCAACTCAAGAAACTAAACATGGCTTTGCAATGAATGAAGTATGTCAAAAGAAATTCGCTTCATTTTGCAGAGCTTGGATGAATCGAGATAAACATTTTGTTGATCAACTGCGTATGCGCGGCATGGCGAAAATGAATCAACTTAGTTATCAGCAGGTGGCAGCATGACAGATCAAGAATACAGAGGGAATATGAACTACCCTTTTCAAGATCACATCGTCTTGAATGTCGAAGAGAACGTAGTGCCCTTCCCAAGAACAAATCTGCATAAGTGCCAACATGCTCAAGTTGAAATTGACACTAAAGCTTTGGAACTTACATGCATGAAGTGTGGAGCAAAAGTAAACCCTGTGATGTGGATCAAAGACACTATGAAATATTGGTCCCGACAACAAACAAAGATTACAGAGCAGAAAAAGCAGATTAGTGAAGACCTTGAGGAGCTAAAGAAAAGAGCCCGAACCAAGTGTCAGCACTGCAACAAGATGACTGCTATTAACTTAAAGAATTTCAAATTTACAGTAATTGGGTGATGACATGACAGATTTGAATAAGGAAAGAGAGCTATACGAGTCAGTAATTGAAAAGACTCAAGGCATAAAAATGGAGCATCTTGTTGGGATTAGCTTCAATGCAGAAGCAAATCAGTATGAAATTAGTGGTGAAAAATGGGCATGTGAATTAACGGATGCTTGTGAAGAGCTAAATACTGGATGGTTCATTTGGCAGGAATGTGTAAAAGCCAAAGCTCAGGCGGTGCCAACTTGGATCGGTGTTAAAGATGAAGAGCCACCAATAGATACCATGGTTTTAATTTGTTGGTCTGACTCACCGGATGTTCAACCAGAAATTGACTATATGACCTGTGATGAAGACTTAAATCATATTTGGGCAAATTTTTACAAGGATCCACCAACACATTGGATGCATTTTCATAAAGTGCCAAGCGAATCGGGAGCTGAACAATGAGCATAACTCTTAATGGTCACCAATTAAAAAGCCTTCTCGAATTTGTAAATCCAGATGGTGAAAATGATTTAGATCAACTTGAAACTGAACTAACTATTAAATTTTTTGAAGATGGGCACAGTGGCAAAGGCTATTACTTTTGGATGACCGAATATCCAGAGGAAGGCAGCATGTTGTTGGATGTTGAATGGGGAGCTGAGGGATGAGTGAATTTAATTCTATCAAAGTTCGTTTAAAGCTCTCTATTGGCTTTGTTATAGGGAACCAAGAAGAGGATTTATTGCTAAGTGACTACATTTCAGAAGAAGAATGGAATGCGCTAGGCTTCTTTGAAAAGCAAGAATTTGTTGAAAAGGAAATCTTAAACGAATGGGCTAATGGGTACATTGAAAAAAGCGCCGAGGTGTTGGAATGAATGGTCTCGATTTTGAGCAACTTTATCTAATGGCTCTCATGAATAGTAAAAAGCCAAAGTACGTTTTGAATTGGGTTCATGTATCCAGACATGGGCCAGGTGCGACAAAAGCTACAGAAATTTGTGAATATTTTGGGATAGATCCAGAAGGTACAGATTTTGTTAAAGCGGAAAGTAAGGAGGGGTGAAATGTTATTGACTACTGGTGAAGTTGAGCTAATCAAAACATGTGATGAAAGCCCTGAACAATATATTGCAGTTTTTCAAGGTCAACAGATCGGATATCTACGCTTAAGACATGGCGAATTTCGAGTTGATTACCCTGATTGCGGTGATGAGACCATTTTGTATTCTCAAGAGCCACAAGGCGATGGGTGTTTTGAAGAAGATGAACGTGAGTACTTTTTGATGAAGGCCAAAAAAGCAATCGTTAAGAAGTTTAATGAGATGGAGGGGTGAATGGAGATTGATCGTCGAGTACGTGCTAAAGAGTTTATGATGCTAATGTCTATTGGCCGCACTAAATTCTATCGCATGATTAAGAATGGTGAAATTCCTCAACCTATCAAGGTAAGTGACAAAGAGGTATTTTGGCACGAATCAAGTGTTAAGAAAGTTGTCGAAAAACACAAAGATAATTCTGATATGATAGCCTGCTAA